GAAATGGCTAGGGGTAGCTTTAAACCTGAAAAACCTGCTAAAAACACAGAGAAGCAAGGTGTTTTTAATAAGGCTTTTAATGAATTAAGACCAAGCGGATTAGATGATTCAGCTAAAGATAATGCTTGGGCTAAAAAAGTAGTACAAAGAGATTGGGAGAGTCCAACATCTGAAACGGATGACCCTAATGATGACTTAGAATAAGAACGGAAGGAGTGAGAAAAAATGAGCGATGAACTAGATAAGGAACTTACGCCGCAAAACGATACAGAGCAAAATGAAGAGGAATTAGAGAGTAATGAAGAGTTAGATGGTAAAGATGAATCTCAAGACGAAAAGAAACCCAAGAGTAAAAAAGAAGATTCTAAAGAACTTGATATAGAGGCTCTTAAAAAAGCTTTAAGAGAAGAAATTATGGAGTCTGTTAGAGTTGAAGAAAAAAGTAAATTGTATCCTTCACTAGAAAAATACAAAGAAGATGCTAAAAAAGCAGAAGAAGCCAGAAAGTTGGCAGAAGAAAAGTTAAAAGAGTATGAAACTACTAAATTAACAGCAGAAGAACAAGCAACTTTAAAATTGCAACAACTAGAAGAGTCTAATGCTAAACTTCAGGAGCAATTGGACAGTATTATAGAAAATGCTAATACTAAAATTAATGCTCTACAATTAGAATTAGAGAAGAAAGAAATACTAGCACAGTATGGAGATGAGATAATTTCAGCCCTTGTTACTGGTAGTACTCTTGAGGAAATACAGAAAAGTGCCGAAAATGCACATAGAGAGTATATTTCTATTCGTGAAAAAGAGCTTGCTAAACTAAAAGATAATACTAAACAAAAAGATAAAATTGGTACAGGAATATCACCAAAAAATGATAGACTTAATGCAGGTGTAACCAAAGCTGATATTGACAAGATTAATGACCCTAAAGTTTGGGAAGCTAATAGAGAGAAATTTTTACAAGAGGCTTTAAAAAGATTATAATTATAGACAAATAGGAAAGGGGGTGAATAACTAGAATGACAGACCAATTAACTACTGCTCTTGCATTAGATGGTACTGGTACTAGTGGTCAAAACATTAGACTTTCTGATGTAGTTCTTACTATCTATAGCAAAGATATTATGTTTCAGGCTCAACCTGTACTAAGATTTGACCAATTCGCTAAAGTAAAAACCGACCTTTCTGCTACTCCTGGTAAGCAAATTACTTTCTTCAGATATGATAATTTGACTGCTGGTGGACTTCTAACTGAGGGTGTTGCACTTTCTACTCAAGCACTTGCAGGTTCACAAGTATCAATCGCTGTATATGAATATGGTAACGCTGTTGCCGTTTCTAACATGCTGTTGGTTACTGCATTTACGGATGTAATGGCTGATACTGCTAAATTGCTTGGTCAAGATTATGCTAAAGTGATTGACGGTTTAGCTAGAGATACGCTTGAAGGCGGTGTTGGTTCTACAGTATTTGCTGATGACCAATCTTCTGTTGACGAAGTTGGCTCAGATGACTATCTATCTTTAGAAGAGATTAAAGACGCTGTGGAGGTTCTTGCTACCAATAACGCACAAAAGATTAATAATGACCATTGGGCATGTTTCGTACATCCTCATCAAAGTCGTAGATTACGTGATGACCCAGATTGGGTTACAGTTGGAAAGCTAGACCCCCAACGTATGTATAATGGAGAAATCGGTCGTATTGATGATGTTGTCTTTATTGAAACTACACAAGTAAGTATTGATGAAAATTCTGCTGCTACCCCGATAGATATCTATACTGCTATTATGATTGGCGATAACGCTTTTGGTAAAGCTGTTGCATTGCCAGTTGAAATGCGTGATAACGGAGTCGTAGACTTCGGTAGAGAGCGTGATTTAGCATGGTATTCTATTCTTGGATACGGTGTTCTTAACGAAGACAATATTGTAGCAATTAAAACTGCTTAAAAAAGTATTGTGTTGACAAATTAGGGGGTAGATGATATACTTATTATATTGTCTACCCCCATATTTAATAAAGGAGAATTTAATGGCGAAAGCAAAAAAAGTTACAATTAGAGATGAGGATACACTTAAAGACCTTGAAGAACTTAATGAAGAGACTTTAATTCCCTCAGAAGAAGATATAGAAAAACTTTTTTCTGCTCCTTCTGTTATAGAGGTAGAAGAAGTAAAAGAAAAGAATTCTATGGTTGAAGTTACGCCTATTAGAGATAGTAGGTCATTTTATGGCGGAAAATGGTATATTTTAACTAAAGGTAAGAAACAAAAAGTTTCTACAGAGGTTAGAAACTTCTTACTTCAAAATAAGCAAAACCCTAAAATTAAAGACGTTTGGTAATGGAGGTATATTATACCTAATTATATTGACATATTTCTTCAAAAAACAGGCCAAATGGAAAAACAAAGCCCTTGGAGTGATTCTAGAGTGCAAGGATTTTTAGATAATGCTACTTTTTTAATCTCTAGAGATTATGCAACTCCTTGGAATGATTTTGATTCAATTTCTGAACAATATAAATATCCAGTAGTAATATATGCTGCTATAGAATATTGGTGGGCTAAAGCTGGAGAATATGCAAGTAAATTTGATTTACAAACTGGTAGTGGAGCTAATCAAAAATCTACTCAATTATTCTATAGAGCGTTAGAATTAATTGACTACTTAAAAAAAGAACTAGAAGAAGCCACTAAAAATATGCTTGATGAAGATTCTTCTGGTGATGTAATAATTGGAGACTTAGTAAGAAGAAGCAAATTTACTGGTTATCTTATTCCTAGAGCAGCAGACCCCGCTGGTGATTGGACTTCATAATGGCTGGATTTAGAGATGCAAAAGGTAGATTTATTTCTGGTAATCCTTATCAATTTACTTCTGGTGATTTAGGTAACCATTGGGTATGGTTACCTGGTAGCAATTCAAAACTATGGGATAAATTGGTAGTTTCAATGTCGCAAAAAAGTAAACTTGGGGTTGCTACTTCAGAATTAAACATAGACCCTTCTCACATAAATAATAAAGCCTTAGCAGCTTTACTCGCCTTTGATAAAGTAAAGACACAAATACATACTAGAAATGCTATGGAAGAAGTAGGAGAGTATATTGCTGAAAATGTAAATGAAAGATACTTTCAAGAAGAGGGTATTGGAGGAAATCCTTGGAAACAATTAGAAAATTCTACTATAGAGTGGCGTAGAAGACGTTCATATGAAGATGGGCCAATACTAAGAGCCTCTTGGGAAATGTATGGTTTTGCAACTTCTTCTTTAGCAATTCAAGAAATTAGGGGTGGTTTAAATCCAAAAGTAGTTTTAGGTGGAGATAATTGGGGAACTCCTAATGCAGCTAAATATTATGTTCATATGTATGGCGGTACTGGTTGGTATGGAAGTACTATAGAACCAAGACCTTTTATGCCAAGAAAAGATGATGATTTAAATAGGAATGAAAAAGAAGATATTAAAGATATTTTTAAAAAGCATTTAAACTACTTATTTGCGAGTTAATCAATGTTAATAGAATCTTTAGAAAATAAAATAATAAATCTTCTAACTACTGCAACTATAACTGATGTTGATACATTTGTTGTGCAAGGAATACACGATACTTTAATAGATTGGGATGAGTATGAAGAATACCCAAGAATTGTTGTAACTTGTGATGGAATAAATCCACAAACAGAACAAATTGGTGGTGCTTGTACCAGAGAGTATATTGTAAATATTTTTGTACTATGTTATAATGAAGATAAAACAGCCTGTCTCTTAGAAAGAAATACTATACTAGAACGAATAGAAGAAACTTTACGTTATAATCAAAGATTAGACAATTTAGCCGATAATAATAATAACGAAAGTGTTTATGGCTCAAAAATTGAAACTGTTAAACTTTCTAAGTTTGGTATGAAGGAAGATTATACTGCCGTAGCATGGATACAATTTATGGTATTTACAGATAGAAAAACTCCAAGATAGGAAAGGGGGTGAATAATTTAAATGACAATTACTGGTTTAGTTGGTCATTTAGGTGTAGGGGTTCAATCAGAGTTAATTACTGACGCTGAACTCGATTCTTATACACCTGATATTACTGACTTCTTTGTTATCACAGAGGAAAGTTTTACCGCCGAAAATAACCCAATGGTTGCTGAAAATGAAATTGGTAGAGGTCGTGACCGTACTGGTGCTGTAGCTGGTGGTTATGCTATTTCTGGTGGTTTTGGTGGATATGCTAGAACTACTGACTTAGGATTGCTTTGCCAAATGGCATTAAGTAGTGACGAATCATCTTGTGAACCTAACGGTTCTACAGGAATTTCTACAGTTGTACCTACTGACTATGTTGACTTTTGGACAATTGAAAAGAATGTTGGTGATACCCTGTATGTATGGCTAGTAAATGCTAAATTGAATACGTTAACTATCTCAGTTAACCAAGGAGAAATTGCAAATTACACTAGCGATTGGGTAGTTACAACTGAGAAAAAAATTGAATCCACTTATGCTGAAACTCCTACTTATGCTGATGATAACTTATTGGCATTCCACGGTGGTTTGTTAAAACTAGGTGGAACACCGTACGATAACATGGAATCTGTAGAAATCTCTATTAATAATGGTCTTTCTAATGATGAATATACTGTTCGTCCTTCTAGATTCCTTAATAATGTAACTGAAGGCGCTCGTACATTTGACCTTAATTTCAATCAAGTATTCCAAGATGCTGATGACTATGCAACCTATACTTATGGTGGACTAGGAAGAACAACTCCTGGGTATAATTTGTATGAAGATGACGTGTATTTCTTACTTATGGATGCTCAGGATAAAGCTGCAGCTACAGAGTATATAGAATTTTTATTTCCTCGTGTAATGTTTGGTGGATTACCAGTTACTTTGGCATCTGGTAGAATTGTAGTAAGTAATACAGGAACCGTATTGGCTCCTACTAGTGGAGATATTATCACTGTTTATTATAAGTAATAGTTTAGAAAAGGAGTAAAAGAAATGGCTCAAAAAATTTATGTAACAAATGCACCAGAAATATTTAGAGTTTATTTACCGTGGGAGAAAAATGAAGCAGAAGAAGATAAGACATGGTTTGAGCACCGTAAAATGAACGAAGCCGATTATCAAAAGTTTATTGATTTAACTTCTAAAGTTAGATTAGCAAACTCTAAGAAAAAAGGCAAAGAAGATGATAAAGCAGAAGTTGATATGATGTTAGGTTCTACAAGAGCCTTCCTTATTGAAACTTTGATGGTAAATTGGAATGTTATTGGGGAAAATGGTGAAACATTAGCTATTACTTCAAACAACATTAAAAAATTACCCCCAGAGATAGTTAAAGTTTGGGTAGACGATATTTATGAACGTAACCCAATTTTAAAGAATGAGGAAGAAGATGAAGGAGATAAGGAGATTATCCCTTTATCGTAGAACTTGAAAATCAAGTAATGACGCTATTAAATGGAGGGCAGGAGCTAGGTGATAAGCCACTCCTGCCTTCTGTTAGACAATGGATAGATTGGAAACTTACAAACGTACTTCCAAAACCAGGAGGAACATTAGACCAAGACCCTGAGTTTATGAGAGATTTAAGAATTATTTTGAACATAGAAGCTGAATGGGAAAAAGTTGGTAGAAAAAAAGCAGAGATGCGAAAACAAATGGAGAATGGCGTAGGAAAGGTGAAAATATAATTGAGTGAAAATAATCTAGATTTTACAGTAAGATTAAATTATCGTAAAGCACAAGCTGCC